TGATTTACATAGCCGGTCCGATAACCGGGGTTGAGCATTACCAATGGAATTTCATGAACGCACAGACACACCTTGAAAAGCAGGGATATTCCGTTTTCAATCCGGCGTTTATGCCGCCCGGACTACCGCATGATTCGTATATGCCGATCTGCTACAAAATGATGGACGTCTGCGACACAGTATATTTTCTTTCCGGATGGGAGCACAGCGAGGGCGCCGGGTTAGAATTCGAGTATGCAGCCGCCAAAGGATTGAAGATGATTTTTGAGAAGGAGTGAAAACGATGGATGAATTAAAACCGTATTGGATTTCGGTTAGTAAGAGGCTGCCGGATCCGGAAACGTCAGTGCTTATTTGTGCAACCCGAAAACTTTGTGACGGTAGGAAAATACAAGTTCGGTCATTAGCAATGTATGAGGACGGCAAAACGGTCACTGAAAACAGCGGTTTTGACTGGAATAATGAAGATTTCGAATATGACGAAAAATCTGATTCTTTCGTGATTCCGGAAGGCTGGTGGGAATATCCTGTGTATTCGGAATCTTTTTCAGCGGTTGACGATTTTGTCACCCACTGGCTACCGCTTCCCCAGCCGCCTAAGGAGGATGCGGACGAAGCTGCTGAAAATTGGAACCGCCGCACCGCCCCGGAAAACAAGCCGCTGACGTTGGAGAAACTTAGGCAGATGGTCGGGGAACCAGTGTGGATACAACGTGGAAAAAAGGGAACTTATCGCGTTGTGAAAGATGTAAGCTATGGCGGGGAATACGGCGGGGAAGTCAGATTCACTGATAGCGGACCCACTGGTTTGCGCATAGAAGACTACGGAAAAACGTGGGTTCCCTACGCCCGCAAGCCAGAGGTGAAAAAGTGATGGATGCTAAATATTTTGCAGAGATCAAGGCACGGGAGCAGGCAGCAACACCGGGGCCGTGGATCGCTGAAAGTTATTATCCTGAACATATACCAGAGCCAGTGCCAAGATTCAGAAGAGTTAAAAACGATGATACTGATATCGTAAACGATTTGTCGTTCTCTTTTCAACGGCCTGATGCCGCCTTTATCGCCCATGCCCGCGCCGATATTCCGGCTCTGCTTGCCGAGGTGGAACGGCTGACACAAGCAAGAAATTATTTGCAGCAGCTTTATGACAAGCTGAATGAGCGCAATGAAAACCGTAGTAAGCAGATCGCCTCGCTGAAAAAGGCGCTGGAATTTGCGCTTGACGATTTACTAGATGCAGCCACTACCCCGTGTAGCTACTGTCGAAATAATCCATCAAACGGCGGAAATTGTGATATGAATAACGGCCATCATGAAATGTTTTCCTGCTGGATTTGGCAAGGCGTAGACCCACATCAAGCGCAGAAACAGGAGGCTGAGAAATGAAAATAGCTTGCGAAAAATGTTTAAAAGCTGAAAATGCCGATAGGCTGAAAGACTGGTTACGAGTAAGAACCGATAATTCTGAATTCTGGCTTTGCCCACATTGTGCAGACGGATTTTGGATGGCGATTGATAGCCAACTTCCACCGATTGTAAAGAAAGAGGCCACTCCACGACAACATCAGAAAAATTAAGGAATCTTCGCAAAGGGACAGGCCGCGATCAGGAAAAGACAGCGGAATTGATAGGACTAACCACGCAGTATTACTGCCTGTTGGAAAGTGGTAAAAATGCACCCGGAAAGAAAGCAATTGCTCTGATATCGCAGTATTACGGAATATCACCTGATTTTTTTACCAGTCCAGCGGTCACGGAAGCAAAATTAAAGCCGCCTGATTCACAGCGGGAAGAACAAAGGCCGGAAGAGAAGAAATTAATTTCTATGCCAGCGGGCAATGGCTGCCTGTACCGCATGAACAACGGTTACTTATGCACGGAACCAGCCTGTGATTGGAGGTTAAGAGTAGACAGAGACACCTATTATTGTCCGGGACAGGGATGTATGAAAGAGAGGTGCGGAAAGCTTGCCGATAAAAAAGGATCTCAAACTTGATGAATACGAAATTTCCAAATTCGCGTATCGGGAATTACATAATTTCTGTTTGCAGTATCAATACAAAAAGCAAAAACTAACGGAAGTCAGAAGTAAATACAACAGTCCGCAGGTCACCGGGATGCCACATGGGTCAGGTGTGGGAGACCCGGCGGGAAACGCAGCAATGCAGGCGGCCAGTATGGCAAGAGACATAGAATTAATAGAAAAATGTGCAAAGGCGGTCAGTGCCAGAGATTGGGAACAGATAGTGCTTGCAGTGACCAGGGACGTTCCATGGTACTATTTGCGTATGCTGTGCAATCTTGAAACGGGAGAAAAGAAGTTTAATAATGAGCGAAGATATTTTTACTATTTGCTTGCAAAAGAAAAAAATATTATATGACTGCCGTTTATAGTACCCACAAATGAGTTAATATGAAAACATGGGAAATTAAGGTAGATGGATTCACACCGCCAGCGCGGGGCGGAAACGACAACGCCGCGCCCTCCTTTTCGGCGCTCCGCTCCTGCACGGCGGGGCGCTATACGCCAGTGAGCACGGCAGCCGTCGAGGGCTTACCGGGTCAGAGCCGGACACTGGCACAAGCCGATCATTCGGCACAAACTTTTATGATTTTATATGAGGCCACTCCGAGGCGGTTAGAATTCAAGGTTAATGGTGCACCCAAAAGCTTCCGCCTTACCAAAAAGGAACCTTCGAGCGCGGGCAGACCGGCCGCCTGTAGCGCGCCGATTCGTATTTCAAAGGACGACCTATGCGGGCCGTCCTTTTGTATTATCAATTCTGATTAAACACTTTCCCGGAGTACCTCTCATATGATAGCATGCAAGAATATGAAAGGAGTAAAAAAGGATATGAATAATAGGTGTCCACGTCAGGATAACTGTAATAGTATGGCCTTAGAAGATTATGGACCGGAGCCGTTTGTGGTTAATATTGAAGCAGTGACAAAGCAAAATAATAATTATCGAACGGCATTATGGACAGGAAACCATCTGCAACTGACTTTAATGAGCATCAGGGTTGATGAAGATATAGGCTTGGAGATACACCCCGATACAGACCAGTTCCTTCGGATTGAGCAAGGGCAGGGAATTGTAAAGATGGGGAGCAGCAAGGATAATTTAGTCTTTCAGAAAAAGGTCTGTTCCGGATATGCGATATTAGTACCAGCAGGGACATGGCACAATGTAATTAATACTGGAAATATCCCACTGAAAATATATACTATTTATGCGCCGCCTCATCATCCGTGGGGCACGGTTCAAAGAACTAAGGCTGACGCACAGGCAGCAGAATAGTTAAGCAGCGTATCGCTTTGGCGGTGCGCTTTTCTTATATCTAAAACGGGGTGATACCCATGAAATATCATTATCGCCCAACGTTCAATGCAAAGGAATTCGGGGCAGCCGAGAAGCGGGCAGATCAGTATTGGAAACGGCGTAAAGAAAAATCCCCGCCTGATAAAGGCGGGGATCAGCTTACCGATCAGAAACATGTAGCCGTTGTTTTAGACCATCCTGCAAGACCTGCGAAAAGTTGACGTTTGCTTTTTCGGCCAAATCATTAAGCCAACTGGGAACAGTCACGTTCTTGCGAATTGTCCGCATATCATTGGCACGCCGATAGGAATCGAAGTCAATATCAACCAGAGTTACGATTTCATTCGTATCGTGGTCAATGGTTGCCGCCGAGGATGGTTCCGGAATTTTTCTGCCGGAATCCTGTTCAGTAATTCCCCAAAGGCCAATGGCATCACGGGCCATTTCAATTGCTTCGGCAATGTCGCTTCCTTCACTGTTAATCTGTAGATCAGGGACGTATACGACATATCCGCGTTCTGCCGGGGTGAGGACAACGGGATAAACTTTTTTCATAGTAAGCACCTCCAACTTCTTATTAATGCTATTTTGCCCACAATTTCCGAACTGCGAATTATTGCTATAAAACATCGTAATATCTAACGCAGCAGGTCAGGGGCTTTATTTCAGCCCCTGCCGCTTGATGATTGCTTTTGCAAGAAGTTCATTGATTTCATTGTGCCGGGGTATCGGTTCGCTTTTCTTTCCGTTGGTGTAGATATCATGATTAGCACCTTCTCTGATTTTCCACCATCCATTCTGTTCTAACTTTTTTATTAAGTCCTTGCGCTTCATGTCCTCACCTCATGATTATATTATACACACTTAATGCGCATAAGTCAAGGGCTTTTAAAAATATTTATACGTATTCTTTGCGCATTAAAGAAGAGAAAAAAAGCAAAATGACATTAAAAAAAATTTGCAATCACCCAGGATGCAATGCCCTGATTGATATATCGCAACGGTTTTGCGAGAAACATTCTCACTCAGACAGACAAGCACTATACGATCAAAGTATTAGACTTACAAGGGATGCGAAATATCATGCTTTCTATCTCAGTCCAGAATGGGAGGCAATGAAATTATTTATAAAAAACCGTTACAAAGGATTATGTATATGGAATTATTATCACGGAAATATTGCGGATTTTGAAGAAGTCCATCATGTCGAGCCAATTAAAATTTGTTGGGAGAAAAGATTATATGTTCCAAATTTGATTCCACTTACACATCAGGTCCATATGTATGTGGAAGCGGAATATCGCAAAGGAAATCTTTCTATTAAATCTGAACTATATGCGTTAATTTTGAGATGGAATAAAGAGTTCGGTATCCGGGGGTAGTCGAAAAAGTTTTGATCTATTGGATGGAAACCGCAAGCGGTCTAATTTCCCGCAAAAACTCCCTAAATAAAAACAGGAGGTGGAAAAGGACATGGGCAGAAACGCAAAGCCGATTGAATTATTGGAAGCCGAAGGAAGAAAGCATCTTACAAAAGAAGAGATTCAAAATCGGAAGAAAAATGAAATCCGCTTCGGGGATCATAAATTAAAATGCCCCGAATTTGTGAAGAGTGATCTTATTGCTTCTAAAAAGTGGAGAGAAATTACGGCGCTGTACAAGGAGTTTAATTTCGTTGGTTCCGGAGATTCCGGACTGCTTGCCAGGTATTGCAAGTCTTTTAGCGAATATCAGGATTTGCTGGCTTCATACCAAAGAATCAAAGAAATTCACTATGACATGAAAGAACTGGACGAAGCATTAGACGGTACATATCTGGATGACGAAAACGAGGAAAAAAGACTGTTTAGTTATAAAGTGAAAAAACAGCTGCGCGATATGATCTCTGTCAATGCTTTACTTTCGATCGAAGCCGCCATAAATAAAAAAATGGATATGTTAATCAAAATGGAAGATAGATTATTCTTGAATCCTTTGGCGAAGGTTAGGAACGTCCCCAAGCAGGAAGAAGAGAAACCGCCAAGCCGTTGGGGAAACTTCGGCGGTGGTATGAGTGGATAGGGCCACAAAATATGCTGAGAGTGTAGTCAAGAAGTCTATCGACAGACCGACCGGACGCAGTGAAACACTTGCATGTAAGCGACATCTTCAGGATTTGGAGAGGCAGGGGACACCGGAATTTCCGTATGTGTTTGACGAAAAGAAAGCAAAGCACATGATTGAGTTCTCGGAAAACCTTGTTCTTGCCGAAGGAGATGAAAAACAGCCGTTCCGCGCGTATCCATTTCAGGCGTTTATAATGGCCAACTGGAACGGATGGGTACTAAAAGATAAAGGGTACCGGAAATACCGAACATCATATATTCAGATCGGGCGCCAGAATGGTAAATCAGTGATGAACGCCATTCCGGCGCTTTATTATGGGAATTTTACGGAATATCAGTACCCGCAGATTTATTGCGTGGCAACAAAAGAGCGTCAGGCCAAAATCGTTTTAAAGGAATGCTACAAGTTTATCAGGGCGGATCCGGAATTGAGCGGGACCAAATATGCAAAAGGCCTGTTCACCATTCAGGACTATAAAAGCGAAATTCAATGCAATCTGACCAGCGGGGAGATTATCGCTTTAGGGCGTGACACAGATACTATTGACGGATTCCGGCCTTACTTTGCCAGCGTGGACGAATACCACAAGCACAAAACCAATCAGATGTATAAATTGCTGACCGACGGCGACAAAAAAATGAAGTCGTGTCTGGTTTCCATTATCACGACGGCCGGTTTCGAATTGAATTCTCCCTGTAAAAAAGAATACGATTACGGAATCGGAATTCTGAACGGTTTTCCTGACGAAAATCATTTCGTTTTTATCTGCGAACCGGACAAAAACGACATAATCGGAAACAAAATTTATGATGAGGCTATTTGGCCGAAAGCGCACCCGCTCTGGACGCCGGAAACTTTGACAAGCCTTAGGGCCTCTTCTTTGCAGGCACGGGAAAAGAGCGGGGAAGACCTGCTCGACTTCATGACAAAGGACCTGAATCTGTGGGTATCCGCCAGCGATAGCCAGTACCTGGATGATGAAAAATGGAATCAGGCTGCGAAAAATAAAACGCTTGAAGATATGCGGGGGAAAAGCTGCTGGATGGGTCTGGATCTTTCAAGCGGCGGTGACTTGACAAGCGGAGCGTTGGAGTTTCCTCTTGAAGATGATTTCTATTTTATTGACAGTCATTCTTTTATGCCAGCGGCGCGGCTGCTGGAACACGAAAAAAAGGATAAGGCCCCATACCGTATGTGGGTGAAGGACAAACTGCTTACACTGACGGAAACGCTTGGCGGCTATAAGACGGATTACAAATACATCCTGTCATACTACAAGGGAATTATTCAAAAATACGACCTGCACTTGAAGGGGATTGCGTATGACCCGCATAACGCCGACGCATTTTTAAGCGATCTGGAGGAATTCGGTTGTGATCTGGTTATGATTCAGCAGTCGGCACGCAACCTGAATGACCCGACGGATGACTTTAAAAATTCGGTAGACGCCGGAAAAATTATAAGGGACAAAAAGAATACTATGCTGGAGTGGAGTTTCCGAAATGCGGTGGTTGTGCATAACAGTTTTGGGGAAATGAAACTAGATAAAAATCTGGAAGAAAAACGAATTGACCCTTGCGATGCCGTAATTGATGCGCACAAGCTGGCATACGGGGACAAAAAGCCAAAGGTGGACGTTTCCAAGTATGATGCAGAATATTACAAAAAATGGTGGGGTGTATGAAGAAATTTTTAAAAGATTATATCGAAGATATTCTTGTTTTCAGTGGCCTGACAGTAATTGCCGGGGCCACATTTTTATTGAATTTTATTGCCGGATTATACGCTGCTGGGTTGATCCTTTTGCTGCTCGGCGTGTATTTCACAAGGCATCCGTTAGGGAGGTGATCGATTGATATTCAGAAATTCCTATCAATCAGCCAAAGCTATGCAGCTGATAAACGGGGACCTTTCCGAACTGGCCGGAATGTTGGGAGTACCGGTATCTGGCCTGAATGTTTACGGTACAAACACGCTGAAAGAAATCACGGTCTATACCTGCTGCAAAATACTGGCGGAGACACTGGCAAAACTGCCGTTGAAAATCTATCAGGATACTCCACAGGGGAAAGAGAAGTTGTCAGGTGATTATCGCAGTCAGCTTTTACGGCTCCGGCCGAACCCGTATATGTCGGCGTTTGATTTTTGGCGCGCGTTGGAAGTGAACAGGAATCTGGACGGTAATGCTTATGCCTATATCGATGTTGCAAAACAGGGGAGAAACGCAGGTAAAATACAGGGATTGTACCCGCTAAAGTCAGAAAACATGCGGGTATATGTGGATGATTGCGGGCTTTTATCCTCAAAAAACCGGGTTTGGTACGAATATTACGACAATAACGGGCATTCTCAGCTGATGGATTCGGATTCAGTATTGCACTTCAAAGGACTCAACACTGACGGGCTTTTGGGCCTGAGTGTGGTAGAAACCCTGAAGACATCTATTGAAAACGCGAAAAATTCACAGACATTTCTAAACAACAGTTATAAAAAGGGAATGATGGTTTCCGGCGTTCTTCAGTATATTGGTGATCTGGACGAAGACGGCAGGAACGATATACGAAATAAATTCGAAAAAATGTCAAGCGGAATGGTCAACGCAAACCGTATTGCCGTTATGCCTCTTGGCATGAAATTTGAACCGTTCCAGATGAAATTGACGGATGCACAGTTTCTGGAAAACAGCCGTTTTACTCTTCAGCAGCTGACAGCAGCCTACGGAATTAAGCCGCATCAGGTAAACGATCAAAGCAAAACGTCTTATGCATCCACCAGCGAAGCAAACAGGGAATTTTACACAGATACGTTTATGGCTGTTCTCGCTATTTATGAACAAGAGATGGATTATAAATTGTTCCTGCAAAATGAAATCGACAGCGGAGTATACACAAAATTCAACGCTGATGTAATTCTGCGTGCCGATCCGGAAAAGAGATATGAATCATACAAGACGGCGGTTCAAAATATGATTCTTACTCCGAATGAATGCCGGGAAAAAGAAGACCTTAAGCAAATGCCGGGTGGAAATATGCTTTATGGAAATTCCACATTGGCCCCGGCCACGCTTCTGGCCGAGGGGATAGCCTTTAAAAAAGGAGGTGAAAAACAGAATGGCTAAAGTTCTGAATCTGGAATACCTGAATCCCAAAACACGGAAAACAACGACTGGGAAAATGGAAATTAAAAACCAGACTTCAAAAACAGCAGAACTATATTTTTATGGAGATATTGTTTCCTCAACATGGGATGCATGGCAGGAAGAAGATCGATGTCCGCAGGACGTTGCCGATTTTTTGAACAGTTTGGACGGTATGAAGGATATTGATATCTTCATCAACAGCGGAGGCGGTGACGCTTTCGCCGGACTGGCAATGCACAACATACTGAAGCGCAATGCCGCATTCAAAATTTCTCATGTGGATGGACTGGCGGCCAGCGCGGCATCTCTTCTGGCTCTTTCCGGGGACAAAATTATCATGCCGTCCGGCGCGCAGATCATGATTCATGATCCTTGGATGGTCGCACAGGGAAATGCAGCGGATTTCAGAAGGTATGTGGAATTCCTCGACAAAATGATTGAAAGCTACGCCGAAGTCTATACCGAATGCCTTGCAGATGGGTCAAATGCCGATATCAGGGCAATGATGCATGATGAAAAGTGGATGACCGGAAGCGAAGCCGCACAAATTTTTAAAGGAATTCAAACTGAAGATATGCAGGCGGCCGCCTGTAAAAGCGATTTTTTTTCATTCTACAAACACCCGGATGCTTTCAAAAACCCTGAAAAACCGGAGCAAAAACCGCAGGATGGAGAAAAAGAACAAATTGAAGCCGCCAAGGCAAAATTATCCTTGGCTTGCTTACTATAAAAAATAGGGGGTAACTACACAATGTCAAAGAAAATGAGGGAACTTCTCGCACAACTTGCGAAAGCAAGGGAAAATGCTGCCACTTTACAGAGCAAAGAGGATGCCACATTAGATGAGATCAACGCCGCTTCCGCTGAGATCAGGACTATCAACGCCAAAATCGAAGCCCAGAAGGTTCTGGACGAAGGAATACGGTTCGGAGAAGACGGAATCGAAATCACGGAAGCCAGACGCCACCCCAATGAGCCGGAAGACCGGTATGCCTCATTGGAATACCGCATGGCATTTATGAAATTCTGCCAGACGGGCGTAAAATCTCCGGCGCTTGCCGCGGACACTACGACGACAACCACGGATGCCGGCGCGGTTATTCCTTCCACTATCCTGAATGAAGTCATCAAAAAGTTGCAGGTATACGGGCGGATTTACAATGCTGTGCGGAAATTGAACGTGCGCGGCGGTGTAAATATTCCGATTGTCAGCTTGAAGCCTGTTGCCACATGGATTAGCGAAACAACCCCGTCTGATCGGCAGAAAACGGATATCAAAGATTCTCTGTCTTTTGCTTATTACGGTTTGGAGTGCAAAATTTCAACCACGCTGTTGACGGATGCCGTCACGCTGGCGAGTTTTGAGTCCATTGTGATCGACCTGATTGTAGAAGCCATGATCAAGGCGCTGGATATCGCCATTATCAGCGGTTCCGGCAGCGGTTCTCCGCTTGGTATCACCAAAGATACCAGAGTTCCGACGGCAAACATTGTGACGCTTACTACATCTGATTTTCAGAAATGGGACGCGTGGAAGAAAAAAGTTATGGCAAAGATGCCGCTTGCTTATAAGGCGGGTGCTTCCTGGTACATGGCTTCCGGCACGTTCGACGGGTACATTGACGGAATGACGGACGCCAACGGGCAGCCGATCGGTCGCGTCAACTATGGCATCGCGGAAGGGTCCCCGGAACGCTTTGCCGGGAAGCCTGTTATTGAAGTAGAAGACGACGTTATCAAGAATTACGATGATGCCGCGACAGGTGACGTTGTTGCAATTCTTGTGGACCTGAAAAACTACGGATTGAACAGCAATCTTTCCATGACCATGTTCCGGTATCTCGATCAGGACAAAAACGAATGGGTGGATAAAGCAATTTTAATCGCTGACGGGAAGCTGATTGACCCGCACGGCGTTATTATCGTAAAGAAAGGTGCCGCGGCCTAACGGCAAGGTGGTTGAATGGCGCTGATTGATGAAGCGATCGCTTATGCGAGAATTTTAGAGAATAAAGAAGACGTACGGCCGTTGTTCGATGCTGCCGAGGCCTATATCATCAATGCCATAGAGGAAAAGGACAAGGTAAAAAATGAAAAAAATCCATTGTTTTGCCTTGCGGTTAAGATGCTACTATCACACTGGTACGATAACAGGCAGCCTGTCGGTCAATCCGGCGCGCTGCCTTTTGGCCTCGGAGCAATCATAACGCAGCTGCAGAATAGTGTACCGCCTCAGGAGGTATCCACTACATGAACGCGGGAGAATTGAAAGAGCAAATATCTGTTCTTGAATTACGGCAGAATGGGTTGGTTTACAGCTGGTTTCAGAATCGGATCGTGTCCGGAAAGGCAGAGCAGCAAAATAAAACAAACCTGTTTTCGCAGGTGGGGATCGGTGTAAAATCCGTGAAGTTCACTGTGCGAAAGCAGGACCTATCCTTGTTTAATGCTTTCCGTTGGCAAGAAGCTTTTTATTTCTTGACAGATATCAATGAAATCGACCGCATGTATTATGAAGTCACAGCGGCCAGAATCGAGCCGAAAACCTGCAAGGTGATTCGGATCAGCATTACGAAAAATGAGTTGAAAAACCCCGTAAAGGGAAAAAACGAAATTATGACTTTCCCCGGGTGCCTTGTAGAAAAGTATATGGGCTACGCGCAGCAGAAGCCGCAGGCCGTCAGCGATATGCAATATGTACTGGTTACTCCGAAGGTGATCGAGTTGAAGCTTGCCGATCTGGTGGAAATCGAGGAGAACACCTATAACGTGCAGATTGCACACACGCTTGACCAGTACAAAAACGAGTACGAAATTGCAGTTCAGAAGGACGTGGGGAAATGAATCATATCGCGCCAATTCCAATTGAATTTCTAGAACAGCAGCGGAATGTTTCATCTGAAGGTCTGGACGGCCTTACAAATGATTTTAACGATATCCTGGACAAATTCCCACAGAAACGCCGGGAACTGCATGAAAGACTCGGACAGATGATGCAGGAAGAAGTCAATGCGCAGATTGCACAGGCCGGTTTTAAAGGCGGAGGGGAAAGGCTCAAAAGCTGGCAGGAAACGGAGGTCGGCAGTGGCGGCGGTTATGCCGCCGTAAGGCCGACTAAGGACGTGACCGGGAGCAACAGTCCGGGAGCCATAACCAACTATAACGAAGCTGGCCATAAAATCCGCAAACCGGGGGCGCTGAAGGTACACCGCGGGGGTGGGAAATACAGGTACCATCCTAAAATCAAAGTTCCGTATGTGGACGGTAAGCATTTCTATGATGCTGCCCGCCGGAATGTGGAATCAAAGGCAATCCGGATTGTGGAGGATTTCGCGGACGAAATTGTGAAAGAATTGGGGGGCTGACGGTGGTTACAACAAGGCAGATCATGGACGCAATCAATGAACTGCTGGTGAAGCAGCTGCACGCGGAATGCGTGTATATCAATCGTTGCCCTGAAGATTTCGAACGCCCGAGCCACCTTATTGAAGCCATTACAGGTGGGAGCAGCTCCGCAAATCGCCGGACCGTGGACCAGGCATCATTTTTTACGATTACCAACTTGGAGGCGGTGGATGAATTCGGTAACTGCGATGACGGCGCCCTGCTGGAAGTTCAGGATCGAGTGATGAACCTGTTCCGGCCGGGGTATATCCGGGTAGGGGACAGGGCCTTAAAGGTCGCAGCAAGTACCGGAGGCTCCGATTTTGATCGGTCATATGTCGACTTGCAGTTGGAATTCTTCGACGACCGGTCCGATGAAGCGAACACAGCACCGCTGATGGAAGAAATTGAATTTACCTTAAAGGAGGAATAACTATGGGTTTGCCTGATATTAATATCAGTTTTAGAAACGCCGCCACTACGGTGGTCCGGCGTGCTTCGCGTGGAGTCGTGGCAGTTATTTTGCTGGATTCCGCAGCAGGAACCGCCGGAGTGCACAATATGACCGGAGATACACAGATCCCGGCGGGACTCAGCGCAGTGAACAAGGATTACCTTGCAAAGGTGTTTATTGGTTATGTTAATCAGCCAAGCAAGGTAATCGCTTATGTGCTGGGTACCAGTGCGGAGGATTTTTCCACCGCTCTTGCGTATTTTGCCACTCAGAAAATCAATTATGTGGTCGGCCCTCCGGACTGTACCGCCGCGCAGGCGGCTGAAATTATTGCGTGGGTGAAGGCGCAGCGAGCGGACAAACGAACCACAAAAGCGGTTGTGCCGGACGTCTCAGCGGATAATAAAGGAATCATTAATTTTACAACGGATGAAATCAAGGTCGGAAGCAATGTCTATTCTACAGCGGCTTATTGTGGGCGCATGGCGGGACTGATTGCGGGAACGCCTATCAAAATTTCCTGTACTTATGCCCCGCTTCCGGAAGTCCTTGACGTGAAGCGGCTGGACGGAACCGCAATGGACGCCGCAGTAGACGCCGGTCAGCTTATTATTTTTCACGACGGGGAAAAGGTCAAAGTTGGCCGCGGTGTAAACAGTCTGACGACCTTGACCGAAACCGAAAACGAGTCTTTCCAGAAAATTAAAATTGTTGAAGCCATTGATATGATCCAGGATGATGTGAGGATGCAGATACAGGACAACTACACCGGAAAGTACAGCAACAGCTATGACCACAAATGCATTCTTATTACCGCTATCGGCGAATACCTGAAGCAGTTGGAGCAGGACGACGTGGTACAGAAAGACAGTTCTTCCGTTGGTCTGGACATTGATAGACAGCGGGACTATCTGGAAAGCAAAAGTATCGACACGTCGAAAATGTCGGAGCAGGAAATTAAAAATGCCGATACCGGGGCAAAAGTGTTTTTGTCCGGTAAGGCGAAAATCCTCGACACGATTGAAGATGTCGATCTTGATTTTAGTATTTAAGGAGGTACCCACAGCATGGATAGCGCAAAAAGAGTAATTTCCGGTACCTGGGGTGAAGTCTGGATGGACGGAGAATATTGTTCAGAATGCTACGGATGTAAATTGTCCGTAAAAGCCAACAAAGAAAAAATCCAGATGGCCGGAAAAATGGCGGTAGATAACAAAATCACCAGCATTGAGCAGACCGGAAGTTTGAAACTGTATAAATGCAACAGCCGCATGGCAATAAAGATCGGTGATAAGCTGAAGCGCGGGGAGGATGTTAGATGTACCGTCATATCCAAACTGGATGACCCGGACGCATACGGGGCTGAGCGCGTTTCCGTTACCGGCGTTTCGTTTGACGATTTGACCCTTGCCGATTGGGAAGTCGGAAAGACCGGAAGTACCGAGAATCCGTTTACCTATACGGATTACAAATACCTTGACACAATTACGGAGGAATAACATGGAGCAGAATAACACACTGGATCTGTTGCTTAAAATGGACGTTCCGGATGCCCCGAAAAAAGAGCTGAAGCAGAAACGTCTGAGTAAAGAATGCAAAGCAGACGTCATTTTCACGATTCAGGGGCTTTCTTACAGCAGAGTTGCAGAAATTAGAGAGTCCCACAGCGGGGAAGACATGGCGGTGTTTACCGTGCTGGCAGGCGTAAAATCCCCGGACCTGAAGTCCCTCGAATTAAGGGGAAAATACGGTGCGGATAC